AGCAGTTTGACTCTCTGCGGATGCACCGGGAGTTTCAAGTGTACGAACCTCGCCAACTTCCTCTACAGAACTTCCACCTACTGCAAGATCTTTGATCGCTACACCTTTTATTTCTGCAATCTGTTTGTTAAGCTCGTCAAGGCTTACTACAGTTGAAGGGTTTGGTGTCATTTCAACGTTAGACGTACTAACTTTAGTTAGGTTTCCTGTTGTATGGAAACGTGCTAACATTATGCTACCGTCACCAAGTGGTGTACGTTGCATAGCATCTGCAAGTTCGTCAGCAACTTGACCTGTGTTACTTTCAATTAATGTCATTAAAAGATCATGGTCAGCGTCGCGTAAATTTTCAGTCGGACATACTAGGCAACTTTCAGGTTCTCCTGGTAATGTACGGAAGACAACAGCCACTTTACGTCCTGTTTTCTTCATTCGACCGATATGTTTTAAGTCAGCCATTATTTGTCTCCTGTTGTAGCTGGCTTGGCTGGCGTTGCCGGAGCATTGCCTGTTGCCGCTACTTGTTGATTTTGAATACTAGTTAAAAATGTTTCTAACTTTGTATATGTTTTACCGACTGCTTCTAGTTCGTTGGCTTTAAATGCCCCACGACTTTGAGCAACTTCGATAACAGTTTTTAACACTCCTAAATCTTGAACTGTTAGTTCAGGATTACCTGGGGCTGGCCCGTCGGCCGGCGCACCTGTAGGAGGTAGTGTTGTAGCTGATGGTGTTGTCGGAGCCGTCGGAGCCGCTTGAGGCGGAGTAGCCGAGGTTCCTTCTGTTGCCATCGCTTGTTTTCCATCTGACATATATGTTCTCCTTTTAGATGTATTGTATATTATATACGTATATTATTTATTAGTACTTTAAAAGTGGACACGCCAACATGAAATAAGAAAGCTCTTTTGGGTCTTCAAATCCGAGGTTTATCATGGTTGAAACAGCATTTTCCTTGTCCAAAGCTACTTTCTTACCAATAAAGAACCTACTTTTCAGATTATTCATTATCCATTTTGTAATAGCATCTTCTAAGTTATAGTTTTGCTTTAGAGTAATGTATTCAAAGTGTGGGGGAGCCACATTGAGTTGCCTTATACCGAAATAGTTTAGGGCATTGGGTTGGCCTGTTTTTTGTAACATTATGGTTTGCATACCTTCTATATATATTTAAATTGTTTCTTCTTCGACCATCCATCAGTAGTTAAGTCTTTTAAAGGATCTTTTATTTGTTTAATATCGCTCACAAGATTAGGAGCGAACCGCTCAGCTATATCTTCTCCTGTATCGCTATATACAAAAGTTTTAATAGTCCTAACTTTGGACGGGTGCATATATTTGAGTTTAAAACTCCAAGCCTTTGTCATCCTTCATAATGCGCCGTAACACCGAATGGTGCTTTTAAGTTCTTATCATGATGTCCATGAATGATGAATACTGTTTCACAGTAGTTTTCATCACCCCAGCTATCCCAAGGATAACCATCAGTAAACATTATGAAACGTTTTGGATTAATACCTTCTTTTTCCATATATTTCCAATTCGCCATAAAGTCTGTTCCGCCGCCTCCAATAATTTTGTATTCTGATAACTCGTTACCATTATCAGCAGTAAAGTCTTCTTCGCCATATACTTTAGTATCAAAGCACCATAGCTTAATTCTGTAGTCCTGATACTCTTGCATAATGCCTTGTACTTCGCTTAGAAATATATTAGCTTGTTCGTTTCCAATCGAACCACTCATATCAATTCCGATACAAATATCAATAGTTGTATCAAAAGTCATACCTGGAAGAATTGCTCCTGTATGCCATCCCTTGCGTGATGGACGTTGGAAAGAGTAATCATTTTTAATAGTGCTTTGGATCTGCTGACGTAACAGTTCACGCCAGTTCATTTTAGGTTCAGTAAGTTCCTTAATAAAACGGTCAACTTCACCTGGAATGTTACCAGCACCTGCGGCCTGTGCCGCACCTAGCATACTTTCCTTAACTTCGTCACGGATTTTACGGAGCTCATCTTTAGAATAGCTTGGAGGTCCGTTACCTTCTTTTTTACCGTCTTTGGTCTTTTTAGAATTACCTTGGCTTGGCTGATTATCTTTATCCCAGTCAATATGTTCGTCAAGCAATTCGCCTAATTGTTCAAGCTCTTCTTCGTCATATTTTTTATAAATTTCGTCGTAAACTTTTTCAGAAGTCCAACCGTCGTATTTAAAATCTTGGAAAATTGGAATATCTTTTGGTTTTGTACCAATTGAATCACGGATCAAAGTATTGTTAACAATATAGTCAGCCGCGATGTTATGGATTTGTGGATCTCGATCTTCACGTCTTGTCATATGATCGAAAACACAATGTAGAATTTCGTGAGCAATAACGAACTCAATTTCTTTGTTCGTCATTTTAGCAAAGAATCTTGAATTGTAAAATAAATGTCTACCATCAGTTGCGGCAGTACCACACCAGTCATCACACTCTTTAATAATAAGCCTTGTGGCCATATTACCAAAAAATGGGTGGCGTAAAAGTAACCCAACTCTTGCTACAATAATTTTATCCAAAACTTCAGCTCGAAGATCTTTTAACTCTTCTGGAGTAAGTTTAACTTCTTCTGTTTTTGGTTTTTCTAAAGTAACTGTAGTCATCTGTGCCATTCCTCAATTTCTTATTATATGTATATTATACTATATTTAATGTTCATTGTCAACCGAAAAATGAAAGGGGATTAATTAAAATCCCCCTCCAAATAGCGTCTGTTAAGCCGACGCCTCGCCTTGTGCGGCTTTAATATACTTGCCAAAACGTTCATGGAACTCATCAAAACATTCAACTTCATCTGGATCGATTGGAAGTTGATATTGTGTAAGAGCTAATTTGATACCCATGACAACCAATTCAGTATCAAAGTTGTCCATTGAGAACCTTAAGAAATTATTAACTTTGTCGTCAAATTTCTTATCGTTCTTATCACAAGCTTCTTTAAGCTCGTAGCATAAAGAGACTGTCAAGGAATACATGGCACTGATTTCTTTAGTCTCCAGCTTCTTAACTTTACCAGATAAAATATCTGTTGGGTTAGGAAGTTCTGCGGCTACTTTTCTGTGAGCCATGAATTTTACAGCAAGTCCTTCGCCGACTGCACCACTAACTAAATCTGTAGTGGTATTCTCGTCGTCATCGTCTTCCAAAAGTTCGGAAACGAACGACCAAGAACGGGGTGTAGCAAATGAACGACTAGCGGATTTTGGATCAAAATCGTATAAGTCCTTCTTGCTAAATGTCAAATAACCAACAACATCTTGGTGTTGATCATTCTTTACTGCCCACTCAAACCAATCATCAAAATCAACTTTGATTTCTAAGTGAACAAATCTGTTTGCCAACGGAGCAGGCATTCTATAAGTAACGCCTTTATCAGCTTCTCTGTTACCTGCGGCAACAATCAAAACGTTGTCTGGAAGTGTATAAGTACCAACTCTACGGTTAAGTATTAATTGGTATGCCGCGGCTTGTACTGCCGGTGCGGCCGAATTCATTTCATCCAAAAACACAATAATATACTTGTGCTTCTTCGCCATTTTGGCATCTGGTAGTTCGCTTGGGGGTGCCCAAACCATCGTACCTTGCTTTGAATCGAAATAAGGAATACCTTTAATATCGGTAGGTTCCCATAAGCTCAAACGTATATCAATAACGTGAGCTTCCATGCTGTCGCCAATTTGACGAACTATGTCTGATTTTCCAATGCCTGGGGGACCCCAGATAAAGATTGGACGTTTCTTTTTAAATGCTCGGACAATACTTGCCTTTGCACTATTTGGACTAACTTGTCTTACTGCTAGATTTTCCATTGTATTTGTACTCCTTTGCCTTTGTTATGTTCAGTGCCTTATTATGTATACTATTATAGCACCAGTAACCAAAAAGGTCAAGTGAAATATGCGGTTTTTCTGCAAAAAATAACCTAGTAAAATCAAGGGTTTATAGAATCATTTGTCCGTTTTAGAGCTTTATTAAGTCCATATTTTCGGACATCTCCTGAAAAGAGGTGTAATTCGAGTGCTTTTTTTTCATTTAAAACAGAAACACTTCTATTAGTAAGATAATATGGACAGTCTATAAACTTATCCAAAAAAATTACAATTTGGGTAGTTACTTTAAAGTTGTCTGGAAATGGAACTTCGTAATTTGCTAGTTCTAATGTTTCAGTAGTAAAGGCAAAACCATCTTCGGTTAATCGTAAACCTCCGGTTTTCTTTGCTCTAGTATTCTGCCACCACTTGGGCATATACTCTTTGAGTGTACTTTCGTTAATTGATATGCCGGCTTGTTTTAAGAATACCTTGGTATAGGTTTCTTTTAAATTCATTTTTCCGTAACTGTCTCACCTGCTGTTAATTTTACAACTGTAAAGTCTGTACAATTAAAAAGGTCGTTAAGTTTCTTTGCGAGGTTGTGTGCATGACCAGGATTACTAAAGCTAACCTTTTTATATTTTGGTCCTGGATAGTTTGTTAGTACGTTTGATGATTTTAAATTAAAAGGTTTATTTTGATAGAAGACAGCCCATATGGCTTCAGCCTTCAGAACCTGTTCCGAACGGTACGATTTTTTATTAACGTTCTCTAATATAATTTCTGGTTTTGGTCTACTCATAGTTTGTTCCTGTTAAACATACTACTATTTATCTCAATATAGCAGTTATGTACGCAGTTTACTCTAAGAGTAGAGTGTAGTTATAGAGGGGTATTTAGATGGTTATTTCCACTTCGAACCACCGTCCATGGAAATATTAACAACTTCTTCTACTTTGTTAGATTGATCTACCAACTTTTCAAGATCACCGTGTAATCTAGACATTACACTACCTAAGGTAAAAGCAAGATTTTTTGCATCTTTGATTTCTATTGCCACTTCTTTTTTCTTTGCATTTTCGGCAATTTTAACTTTATCAATAAATTGTTCTAAAGGAATAGTGTTTAATGGTTTAACGGTTTGCACGGCTTAACTCCTGACGCATTTCTAATTCATCTTTAAATGGTCCTTTGTGTTCATATTTTTCTAAAGTAACTAATTTTGGACAAAAACTTTTAACCCATCCCTTGTCAAAATGAATTATAAAATAACCAGCACAATATAGACTTTTAGATTTTTTACTTTTTGTAAATAATGCAAATTTCCTTTTAAGGTCATAAACAGCATTATACGGTACAGAACTAGTTGCTAGATTATAAATCACTTTGTCTACAGTTTTATTTGCATCACTTATACTAGCAGTCCATAGTATTTCACCACCTATACCTTTTTTAAGATCTTGAATACAGTTATAATATTCAGTTCTTGATTCAGTACTTTTGCGTTGTTTTGAACAACAATACATATAATGATTGTTTTCATCCTTAGATAATGTTCCAAGTTTCTTTGAAGTAGTTACATCTTCAATTATCCAGAATTTGTTTTTTAGTATTTCTTTTGCTTTTACATCTGTCATAATACAGGATACCTCGCTTGTAATGGTTCAGCATAAGCCTGAGCATTATCTGTGATTCTTTGCATATCATATAATGCACAGAATTTCATCAATCTCAAACCTACTTGTGGAATATTTTTAGGTTGTGCGTTTTCAACAACCGTAGTTTTAATTTTTTCTTTAATATATTCAGGTTGTGCAGTTAAGTCACATAGTTCTACATTTCGATTATAATCATCTAATACCCTATGTTCTTTGCCTTCATGATCTACCCAACGTTGCAACATTAAATTATTCCAACTGTAACCTTTTGTTTGCATATCATTAAATGCCTCTTCCAAGCCTACTTTGTTTCTTGTGCCTTTACTTCTAACACCAGGGTATGCAGAAAATACATTATCACTTGTATCTCCACGAACACACTTTTGAAAAAGTGCCCAGTCTGGGTTTGGTGCTAATTTATCTTTGCCTGTCTTTTTGTCAACAACTCGTTTTCCTTTATCGTCAAAATAACCTTCGTGTGTAATAGTTATATTTGACACACCGTTATATTGACAAACTGTTGGTGAAATTAATTGTGTAAAATCACCATCTGTTGATATAATTGCGTGTTCATCATTTGGATGATGCTGGATCCAGCCTGCAATTAAATCATCAGCTTCTAATTCTGCGTGTTGTAATACAGTACAATTTGTCTTAGTTGTTATAAACTCTCTAAAGTTATCGAATGTCTCCCAAAAGACTTTTTCTTCTTCTTGTTGTGCTTCTGTTAGAGCATCACGTGCCGCTTGTCTATTTCTTTTATATGGTTCATAAACATCTTTACGCCAACTACGGCCTTCTAAACAAAATACAATATGATCTGCATCAAAGTCATTCCATGCTTTCTTTAAGCTATTAAAAGTAATATGAAAAGCCATACCTACCTTCATATCAAGTTCGCCACGCACTACATGACGAGCTCTAAAGAACGTATTTGCTGTATCAACTAGAACGTATTTCATCTGCTATATCCTTGTTCATAAAGGTTACTGTTTTTAACGGTGTCGGAGTACCGTGTTCTTGAATCCATAAATCAAATGCAATACTTAATCTTGTACTATCTTCGGTATATTCGTCGGTACGATGTTGAATATATCCTGGAAAGAAAGTTAATTGTCCTTTTTTATTTTGAACGTGCATTTCTATATCAGGTTCATAAGGAAATTTATAAAATGTTTTAGTGTTATAATTTCCTAAATGTATATTGCCACTAAGATATGTTATTGGGGAAGCACCATGACTATGAGTGTCTATTTTTTCACCTTTACGCATAATATTATACCAACATACTATTTGTAGATCTTCTATTGGTGTTTCGTCTTGTTCAACAAATTCTATATATGATTTTTGTATAAACTTTTTAAGCTCATTAATTTTTGGTTCTTCTTTTCCTAAATCAAAAAGATTATAAGAACCAAATCTTGCTGTTACAGAATAGTCACCTAATCCTGTACCCCCATCATTGCTAGGTTTTTGTTGTAAAATATCACGTTCTTTTTCTAATAGAAAAGATGTTACTGCATCAACCCCAGCTTCGTCTTTCCAGATTGTGACACCAAAAGGTACGTTCCAAGATGGTGCATAGCTGTTTAACGGTTTTGAACTTTCCATTTTTTCTATTTGAATCACGATATTTCAGACTTTCCTTTATCTGAAACAGGACCAACATTAATGTACCCTGCTCCTCTTGAAGGATCTAGTCCTTGTTCTTTTAAGATATTTCGTGCAACGTCTTTAAACCAACCGTCAACTATTTGCTCGTTAGTTTCGCCTTTATAACCAGCATCTAATAATTGTTCAATAAATTCGTTGTTCCAATCGAGTTCAAAGAACCCGTTCTTAATA